ATCTTTTGCAAGTTTCATAGAAACCTCCTTTTTAAGAAGTTAATCTACAGTATTTTACGATTAAAATAAACCTTTGAATGGTACTTTTTTAATTTGTACCTTGCTTCTTTGGCCTTTTGGTCCAGCACCTAAGTTTTGTGTAACTTTTGGTCCTTCCATACTAGCCGTATATACATCAGCAATTGCTTGTTTATTTACATGAGGTCCTGCGTAAGGATTCATGTCATTTGATTTAGTCATTTTTGCATTAGGATACATTGATCCATTTATGTATTTTGGTTTTGGATTATTTAAACTCATTTTGCTTTCCCCATTCCACGTTTTGCAATACCACCGCCTCTTGCGTTAAGTACTTTTGGTTTCTTAGCTCTACCACCTTTTTTTAATTCTCCAACAATCCTACTTTTTTCTTCTTTAAGATTTTTCTTACCTTTTTTTGTGAAAGCTTTTTCAGAATCCACTCTTCCTAATTCTTCTAATCTGTTCATTCTACGAGTATTTGCCATAGTATTTCCTAATGAATGGTTGGTTTTAGTATTTCAACAAAGTCAAATATGCCTTTATCTAATATCTCTTGCCCTTCGGTTGGTCCTAACTCTTGAAAGTATAAAACTTTTGCCATGCTCACCATAGCTCCTGCTAAAAGTATACTATCTTCAGAAGTTTTGGAAGTCTTTTCTATCATTTCCATTAAAGAAATAAAAAATTCTTCAAGTCTAAGGTCCGCATTAGTCTTCGAAATTAACATCTTTTTGTATTTTCTCTTTTTTAGGCGTATTTGCCTTCTCTAAGTTAACATTTGCTCGTAATTGTGCAATATCTTCTTGAGAATCCATCTTAGCTTCGGCAATACTTTCAGTTTGTTGAACTCTTTCAGTATCTAATCCTATTCTAGCAGCATCGTAGACCTTTTTTCTCTCTAAATCATCAGCTCTTATGCCTAATTCTTGTTGTTTTAATGCAATTAAAGGGTCTTCTTGTTGTTGTTGAAGCGCTTCTTGTTCTTCCATTACTAATTTTTCTGTCATTTCAACAATTCTTTCAGCAACTTTAGATTCTAAAATCTCCTGCATACGAAGTTGTTCCTCTTCAGGAACTTCTCCTCCAAATTTCTGTTGCATTTCTTCGACTTGTGGTTTCATTTCTTGTTCTACCTCTTCTCTTGCTTGAATAGATAAATGTTCCATAATATGAGCTTGTAGAATAGTTAATGTTTGTAGATTTCCTTTTACTAGAGCACTAGAAAAAAAAGCTTGGTGAGCATCTATGTGCGCCAAGTGATTTTGATTTCTAAAAGCCTGTAAAGCTTGTCCTAACATAGCTATTCCATTCTCTGTAGCTGGATCTTTAGGTTGAGGTGGAGTTGGTACTGGTAAAATAGCATCAATATTTTGAACTCCCATAGCTGCATACATACGTCTATATGCTTCATACATGTTATGCATAGGGGGAGCAGCTTGTGCTAATTGTAATTGTGTTTGTGCCAACGTTACTCGTTGAGACATAGAAAAAATAGTTGGGTCTGAGACAGGAATGATATCTATTCTATCATCAAAGTCAGTAGCTTTTATTGTTTGCATACCTCCTTGAACATCGTAAGGATAAACAGGAGGTAGAGATTGAGAAAATATTTTTGCTAGTAATTTAAACTCTATTCTTTGAGCATAGTGCATACGTTTATGAATAGCGGACATAACTCTCATGCCTCTTTCCATAATGGCCATTGTAGTTCCAACAGGAGCTCCCGCTCCACCTGCTTCACCTAGTTTTTGATCAGCAATTGTAGCAAATTCTTTTCCAGCTTGGACACAAAAACCTAATAATTGAAATAATGTTGGATCAGCTCCTTTATAGGGTAATGGCATTAAACCATCACGTAAACTTCCACCAGGTGCGTCTACATCTCTAAATTCTCCTGGTTGTAAAGGGCTATCGTCATCTTTAATTCGTAAACCTCTTGCTTTAAATCCAGCAGGAAGATTAGCTAAAGTACCCGCATCCACAAGTTGTCTTAAAGCAGCTGTTGCTGTTCTAGACAAACCACCTAACATATGTATAAGTCCTAATCCATAAAAACCTAGACCAGGCATAAATTTGTAATGAACAAAATATTGTTGTTTTTTAAATAATGTATCTTCCTCTTTATAGTTTCTATAAATAGATAAAACTTTATTAGAGCCTTCATCTATTGTAACAATGTAAGGTTGTTTTATTCCGTCTTCATTTTCAAAACCAGGAATATCTAAATCAGCATGTACTTCTAATAAAGTATACATTTCATTTTGATATCCTGTTCTATGAATACCTGATAATTCTCTTTCTTTTTCTTTTAATCTAGATTCTTGATCAGAAATTGTTAAAGAAACATCTCTGTAAAAACCTGTTACTTGTAATTTTTTAATTTCATTTTCTGATTTTTTAACAATGTGTGTAACTCTTTCAGACTGTTCAAGATTAGTTGCTGTGTAAGGAACCACTAAATCTTCAGCAGGAATAAATTTTGAAACAGCTCTTCCTAATCCCGCATCATAATATACTTTTTTAAAAGCTGAACCTGCTAAGGGAAGATAAAATAACATTTGATCTACATCAGGATCAAATTCTTCCATAACATGCATAATTTGATAATTCATGTAGTCTTTTACTCTTTGAGCTTGATCTTCTTTTTCTTTACTTTGAGCTCCTATTATTTGACAACGAACTGGGCCTCCCGCAGGAAGTATTTCTTTATATGCTTGAGCTTGAAATTGTGTGACTGTTTCAGCTAACAAGGGATGAGTAACATTACTTGCACCCATGAAAGGTTGGCTTCTTGATCTGTACTTTAAACCTAGTAAATCTAAGCCTTTTGTGTAAGTTTCTTCCCAATCATTTCTTGAAGATTTATCTTCATCATAAGATCCTCTTATATCACTAGATAAAAAACCTAGATCATTCTCATCCATGTATTCAGCTAAGTTTGAATCAAAAGATACTGGCGATTGTTCGGGTTCTCCTATAACAGCAGAACCATCTTCCATCATTTCAACATTAACTTCTTGATCTGTTCCTGGCTCTAATTCAATTTCTTCTCCTACTAAAGGAGGAATCATTAACTCATCATTCACCGTTTGAGGTTGATCGTAATTTACTGGTTTATCTATAGCCATTATTTCTATGCTCCTATAAGCTCTTCTATATCAACTAAAGGACTTTGTACATATCCTCCAGATGCAAAATGTGTTTTAGATGGTAAAATCATCTCTGGTGTAAGCTTTATAGCATAGGCATCTACAGTTTTAAAGCCTGAAGGTACTTCCCTTGGCACATCTTTCAATCCTTCTATTCCTGAATCTTCAATATATTTCATTGCCTTATTTAAGGTGCTAGTAAAATCATCTGTTTTTTTCACCTTAAAAGTTTTTACAATATTACCACCTTCATCTACTATATCTATAACTTTATCTATTTTTTTAGGTTTTCCAACAGAAACTTTTATTACCTTAAATTCACTATTATTAATATTAGCGGCTCTTTTTAAAGATTCTTCCAATATCCCTGTATAATGTTTTCCTGAGGGATCTACTGCATTTGGTCCTCCATAAAATTCTCCTGTTCCTATACCTTTCATATTTTTTGTTCGCTCTGCAAGAGCTGTACCCGTTGTTCCGCTTTGTCCATATCTTATTTGTACTAATTCCGCTGGAGAAATCGCATACCAAGTAGAAGCATTAGGATCTTTATCTATAAACAGTCTCTTAGCCGCAGAATGAAGATCATTTTTAACAATAATATCACCCCATGCTTTTCTGTCTTTAAAAGGAATATTAGGAAATAACTTTTTTAATGTTTCAGGATTAGTATTAGCTTCCTCAAAAACAGCTAAAACCTTATCTCTTTTTTTTGCTGCATCTTGAACAAGTTTTAATTGATTAGATTGTAACTGCCCTGGTTTTATTTTAGCAAAATCTTCAAAAACTTTATTAGATTGCGTTAATTCATTAATATAGGCTTCTAAATCTTCTGCTGTTCTAAACATTGGACGCATAATATCCTTATGCTTGTCATAAAATTGAATAATATCGGTGTTTGACCTAATATCTCCTGAAGCATCAACCATATATTTGTCTTTAGGATTAATATTTTTTTGTAAAAGTTTTTGATAATCTTTTTTTACTACTTCAAGTGTTTTTCTATAGGTTTGAAAAATATCAGATTGAATTTCATCAGCAAAAGTAACTTTAATAGATTGATTAGGTATTTTTGAAACCTTTGAGTTTAAATCTTCTAAATTTTTTTGCGCTTTAATTAAATCTTTTTGTGCTTGAGTAATATTCTTCGCTGCTTGATCAACGGTTACTCTACCTCCAGATCTTGTAATTAAATCTTCAGCGGAAGTTTGGGAAAGCTTTGTTAATCTTTCTATTTTTTTATTTAAATCACTTATTTGTTTTGTTTTTTCAGGCGATAATAATTGTGTTGCACTTCCTGGATTAATAGCATATCTGTCGGAAAGTCTAGACCAACCAACAACGTATTGCATATTTTCTGCGTTGAAAAAACCATGAGTACTATATTCATATGATTTAGGATCATTAGGTATTTTAGAAGGGTTAATAAAAACTACATTTTCTCTATATGTGTCAGGTATGTAACCTTTTTCCATGTGAGCATTGGGATATTTTCCGTTTATAAATTCATCCCCATTTTCAACCTCTGATCGAAAACCAAATACTTTTGTCTCTAACTTTCTAATTGGGGCTTCTCGTATTCTAGCTAATAAATCTGCTTTTGTTATAGGTTTTTCACTTTTAGAAAACGTTTCTATAAGTTGAGGTATTTGATAATCGTCTACTTCAATTTTTCCAATCCCTTTAGAGTTTAAAAAATTGTAAAGATCTGCTGGTGTTTCAAAAACTTCTGGAGCATTAGGATCTAAGAGCCGTGCTTCGAGATTAGAGTAAAATCTTCCTACTTTTTCCCCTTGTGTTGTTGTCGTCTCAGCAATCTCATCTCCTATTCGCAGTAAGTTTTTAATCTGTGGTCCTAGAGGAGCTAAACTATCTAACTTACTTAAATTAGTTACCGCCCATCCTGGTACTCTTCCTACATTAGCTACCTCATAAGAATTTTCATCATCAAAAATATTTTCTCTCTGAGGTATTTGAGGAACATTACTAGCTTCTTCAAACATGTCTAAATCTTCTATTGATTCATACGCACCTCCTCGCAACATAGGGTCTATATTAATTACTTCTTCCTCTCCTGAAATAACAGAATCAGTAAGTTCTCCTGGATCGCCGCCCGTGGACATTTTTTTAAGTTCGTTTAAACTGATTGGCATAGTATCTCTTTCACCAGGAGATACATCTATCCCTGTAACCTCTTCAAATAAAGTTTCTTCAGGCATAAATTTAGTTTCTGATTTTTTAATTCCTAAAATTTGAAAAGCTTCATCGATAGCTAGATCTCTAACATACGTAGGTAAATCTTCAAAGTTTTTAGCAAGGGATAGGATATCATTAGTTTGTTTCAAAGTTTTTTCTTTTCTAAGTTTTTCATCTTTTTCTTTAAGAGGTTTATTTGTATAAATTTCTATTAAGTTATCTATTAATATTTGTCTTTCTTCACTATATTTAGGATTTGTAGACTCTTCAAGTTTATCTTTATAATATTTGTCACTCTTTTCCATTGTTGCATTAGCCTGTAACTCATTAACCATAAGAGTAATATTTTTTCTAAGACTTTTATCAAAAGGGGTTTTTCCTAATTTTAAAGTGCTTCTTAATAGTAGTTGAGCAAATTGTTTTGCTTCATTGGGTGTAGGTATACCAAAAAGTTGAGGAGCTATTCTCATGAGTTTACCTAACCCTCTTATATCTGTTCTCCCCATTACTTGTGATATATTTCCAAACATAAAGTAAGGAAGTGCCGCTGCGGCAACCAAACCCGTAGTTTTGACTGCGTCTAATGCAGTAGGTTCTCTAAGTTCACCACCATCTACATTTAAATTTGTGCTTGGTACAATATCATTTTTCAAATATTTTTTTAATAGTTCAACTTGTATGTCTCCATTATCATCTAATAATCCCATAGCTTCTGCGTAGTCTGTTCCCTTTCCTGTACTAGAATCATATATTAAATTATAATAATCACCGTCGTATTTATCTCCTGTTACTTCTTTTGGAAGAAATCTATCAATTGTCATACCTCCGCCAACACCAGGTTCATTTAAATCGTGATAATTACTTACGGTTTCTGCAGCGAAACCTATAGGAACAACATTAGCCCAAGCGCCTAGCATAAATCTTTGAACATCATTTGAAAGTCCTGATAAATCATTTTTAAGAATATCCGTAACTGCTTTATACTTTTTATCTTTAAATTGAGGCGCTGTCATAAAAGCAGTTTTATCTTTGTATTCATCACTATCAAAAATATCTTCTTGCTCTTCAATAACCTCCATAGTTAAGGGAACATCAGAACTACCTTGTCTAAAATCAGGCATGTCAATTTCCTCGGATGCTACAGCATCTGCCTCTTCAGGAGTTATTCCAAGTATACTACCAAAGAGATTTTGTTGGTATACATCATCATAATAATCTACTACTTCTTTTGATTTTTTAAAATTTTTAACATTTTCATTTTCAGAAAAATCCATTTTTCTTTGTTTACTTTTACTGTCTAAACTTTCTCTCGCATCCTGCAAAGATATAGCATCAGCTACTGCTTTTGTTTTTCCTTCTTTAGGTATTGGATTATACAAAGGTTCGTTTCCACCAACTTTATAAGGATATTCAAAAGTTTTAGGAAATAGATAATCCATAAAAGATTTTTCTTCTGTAATATCTACTTCTCCACCACTAGCAAATCCAGGACCTTGCGCTCCGTCTTCTACAATCCTTTTATTCATTTCATCAGTATACTTCATTCCTGGAGGTTGTGCCTCATAAAATTTTACATTTTCATCAAACATGTCAAACAGAGCATCAGGGTCTTTTGCTTTACCTATTCTTCCGTATCCTACATCTGTTACTATACCCTGCCTTTCTAATTCTATACCAAGATCAGATAATTCATCCTGTAAAGCAGATTGTTCTGAAATAGAATTACGAGTATTAGGTGAGTTTAATTTTTGTTGAATAGTTTTTAATTGTTTGTCATACTTTTGGTATTGAGCTATGTTTGGTTTTTGAGGAAGAAGAAATAAATTATCCATGTTCAACCCTAATTTGTAATCATGAGCTACATCTACAATGTGACCAAGATTAATATTATCTACCATTCCAGAGCCCATGCCCATTGCTCTACCTTCTTCAATTCTTTTTCGTATTTTAAATTTTTTATCTAATATCTCATTAATTTTAGGAAAAGTTTTACGATCAGCATTTTTTAAAGATTGTGTTACATTTTCTATTATTTCATCCATAGGTTTACCTGCTTTAATACCTGCGGTAAACATTCTATTAATTTGAGCATCTACATTTTTTCTATTATAATACATAGGATGTCCTTCAGCTGTTCCGCTAGAAGCTATGTCGTCTCTAAAATTATTAATAACTCTACTTACTTCAGAATTATCATCAAAATATTTATTATTAGACCAACTAAAATCTTTTCTGTTATCATCTAGAATTGATTTATCTCTTGAACTTCTTATAGATTTTTTAGTTCCAGGATTAAAATCTCCAATTTGATCAGGATAATCTTTTTTTGCATCATTAAATAGCTTTTTAATTTCTGTATTTTTCATATTAATACTTAAAGTATTATTATCTACATTAAAGCCAACTTGTTGCAGGTAGGAATCAACCAAAGGACTTTCGTTTTGAAGAAATCTTGTAAAAGAATCTCTAGTCTGACCTGTACCTGTGGGATAAGAACCAAAGTCATCATAGTGTTTTTGCCTGTATTTAGAAACTACATTAGCAATTTCTTCCTGTATTTCATCAAAAACATAAGAAGGCGTACCTGCTGATGTATCTCCTCTTAATCCTAAGGACACTCTTGCTTGCGCCGCACCCATTTTTTGAGAGTCAGGTATATTCATTTCTTTTACTAATAACGAATTAACGTCTGCTTTTCTGTCTCTTACTCTTCCTTTAAAAGTTTTTGATTGAGAAATGTAATCAGAAGGAGATAGAGTATCATAAACATATTTAAATTTATAAAAATCTTTTTTGGATTTATGTTTATTTAAATATAAAGGTTTATAAGCTTCCAAAAACATTTTAAAATTAGGATGGCTATTAAAACCACTACCCGTACCTTTTCCTCTATTACTGTTTATAATACTAGACCATAAAGTTTGAGCTTTTAAAACATTTGGATCTTCCGCCATGTATTGTTGAATTTTTTGTTTGTGAGATTTATTTGCTAATCTTAAAACATTTTCTCTAGCATTTTTAATAGCTATTAGATCTCTTGGATTTTTACTAAGCTTATCTGCTGTTTTTATATTAGAAGCTATTTTAGGATCTATAATGTCAAGAATAGTATCAGCTATTTTTGCAACAGGTTTAGTTTTCATATTCATATGTAATATTCCCTAGGTCCGTCAATCAAACGTTTTTCATCTTCATAATCAGAATCTAGCTGAATAAAGTTGCCTTGTCTAAATCGCAGCAACGCCTGTGTTGTTGAATCAACTAAATCGTCATGTTCACCATAAGGGAAAGCTGCACATTCTTCAATCACTTCTTCTGCCCATCTATCTTCCGTACACCACACCTGTCCTGCTTCAAATAAAGGAGCTACGGAGTTTACACGAACGTGCTTATCATTACCCTTACTGGGTGTATAAGTAACTACAGGAATTCCTAATTGACGTAGCTCCTGTGTTAAGGGCATACCAGAAGCTTTCGCTTCTATCAAGATTGTTTCGGGTTCCCAGTATTTATATTCCTCCAACGCAATTTCTTTTAATTCAGGAAAATCCCATCTGCCTTTGCGCATATCTAATAAAATAATATGAAAGGGTCCGTGTTCCACGGGT